TAGCACTAACTGCAGTCTGATTAGCGGAACTTGAGAATGCCCCGTAGGGTACACTTATACCTCGTCCTAACCCTGTAAATAACCCTCCAACAAATTCTTCTGATTGTATAGGCGTCTTAGAATCTAGTTGACTAAAGTAAATACTCAACATACGTATAAGTTGTGTTTGATACTGCTGGTTATACTCTATAGGAGCTAGTGGTATTGGTGACGCTCTAAATAACAGCATTCCCATTATCTTCTACCTGATTTTCTAATGTCTACTCTAGTGTTACCAACTTGCCACTGCACGCCTAAAGCTGTAGAGCTTATTTTTAACGCCATTTGTCTAGCTCTTGCACGTATAAATACTTGTTCTGTATACTCGTCTATTGAAGTTTCAATTACGCTTTGTGCATTAGAGGCTTCAGTGTTATAAGCTGATCCAGGAAAATTACGTGGTTTAATAGTTAAAACTGCAGTAGGCGTGGGGTTTGCACTACGATCAGATCCTGTAAAACTTATGTCTGGAATAATTCTTTTAGTTAGTATAAAGCTATCCCCGTCTTCCATATCTATATTATTTGATTCAATATAAGCTTCCATACCTACTGTATCATCATCAACTCCGCGTTCATGGTCATATAAGTAGCTTATTCCAGTAGCAGAATCATAAGTAGTTGCTTGTGGATAAACACGTAGAGGGCTGTCTAGCCAAGCTGTACGTTCAATTGTACCGTAGTACCATATTTTTTCTTGGTGATTATATATTACATAACTATCATTCACAGTACTATTTATAGATGGGTAAAACCACCATACCTCATCAAACCCCTCGTTTGTACCACAAATAATCTGTGGCGCTTGATCATAATTAAGGTTATCAAAAATGTAATTACGCAGTGTACAAGGTAGAGTCTCAATTCGCCCTGTGTAAGCATAAAATTTATCTTGCCCCATCCAATAAGTTACATTATTAGCTGATATAACTGCTCGTGAAGATATAAGTGAAATATTATCTGCATATTCCTGTACACCAAATACATCCGAAGTGCCTAAAAACTGTAGTGTATATAAGTGTGTATCAGTAAAAACTAATACTTCCTGCCGAGTAGCTAAAGCTCTTACTATTCTAGACCCTCTAGATACCCTTAAAAATCCAGCAGAATTAGTAACTAGTGGCTCCCACTCAACTGGATCATCTTGGTTTGACCATCTTATAAGAAGTGGATCAGCAGTCCCTCCACCAAATGGAGTACAACCAAAAGCAAGTAAATGTTTATTTTGTTGCGACATAAGAATTTGCATCGCAATTGCAGGAACCGCATTAGCCCCTGACAGGCTGGATAGAAGTACCGCTCTAGTTGTAAAATCTGGATCAGTTGATGTACCCCGTGTCCAATAATAAATTGCATCATTACGAATATTTAATATTAGATCATTATCAAAATTATCAAACCACCAATCTTGCTGTGCAAAATATACGGGCACAATAGTTCCAGAACCCCATGCTCCACGCTCCCAAGCACCAGCTCCCCATCCATATCCACCAGTTCTAACAGCATATCCTGCGGTAAGTTGAAAAGCCGCAGTAATAGCTGTACCTCCACCAGTTGCCGCTGAAGTAGAAACCGTAGTAACTACTATAGTAAAACTGTTAGCATCCACCACTGCAACCACTACATGTTCTATATTCAACTCTGCAGCGGGTATTCCTCCAACTGGCCCAGTTGCTCCAGAGAAAGTTACATAATCCCCAACACTTGCTCCATTTGCAGTTATAGTTACTTTAACTGTAGTAGAGTTTCCAGTAATTGTAATAGACCCTACAGTTTGAGATGGAGTAACTATATAAGTTCCCGTGCCTCCAGTACCTGTATTAAATGACGTTATTGTAGTACCAGCAGTAATTCCAGTACCACTAAGTACTGATCCTACAGCTAAAATTCCATTTGTAGAAGCAGTAATAGTTAATGTAACCCCCGTAATACTACCTGTTCCTGTAAAAGCAGTAGTAAAACAATTATCTGTTGTAGCAGTAGTAAAAGTTGCCCTTATTGGAGTTATATCATAAAAAACACCCCCAGCTTCAACATAGGCTTTATTATTAGTGCCTACTGCAAGCAAGTTATCTTGATAGGAAGTAATCCAACCCCACATTTGGCGACTAACTCCAATAAAAGAATTAATAGTGGTCTTTAGCCAACCTCCAACTTTTTCTGGGTACCCTGAGCGAAACCTTATTTTTTCTGTGTCCCACCAACCACCTTCTCCAGTATAGTTGGTTTGATCCCGATTTACTCCGGGTTTTAGTGCAAGTTTAATAAGGGCCATTTTTTACTTTATTATTGATTGATCTTTAACCCACTGCTGTAACGCATCTAACTGCTCTTTATTTTTGTAGAACGCACCGTAATTTCTTCCAACTGTCTCGGCAACGATTCCAGCGGCAACGATGGGCGCATCAGCAACTCTGGTGGGGTCGGGAATTTCGTTCTGACTGGCTGCGTCGTGCCACACCCTAAAGCCCCCAGGCAACATAGGGTTATCATCATTTTTGACAAAGTTGGGAATTGCATTTTTAATCTCCTGTGATCTTTTTTCTACTATCTTGATGCGATCAACGTATTTTACTACCACTTTTTCAGTTACAACGGTTTGTCTCTCAGCTATCTCCATGCCTTGCTTTTGTGCCTCGATTACAGCGTCTTTACAGGCACTATCTCCCCACTTGTGACCCACGTACATACCGAAGCCAAATACTGCCGTAAACGCAATCGTAGCCGTGGTAATCTTGGTGGCGAGTGGAAGTGCTGTTAGAAATGGAATCATGGGAAAAAACTCCTTTTACCCGACGAGGGAGATCGAGTTGTAAGATGACACCAGCGTGGAGTGTGCATTGGGTGTTCACGATATAAATAATTTCTCTCTAGTCTAGCATCTGTAATCCAAGCATCTAAGTCATTTTCTGGGTCAAATATGTCAATTCCCTTTCCAGTTTTATGACTACTTAGTAGTGCCCCTGTTTTGCTATTCGCAAGCCTAAACCCACCGTCACCATCTTTATTGCCTGAAATCAAGTTTCCTGTCTTAGGATTAATAGGCATTTGTTTTTGAGTGTCTTTCATGTACTCATTAAGCAACCCATTAACGTGAACTAAAAGAAGTTGTGCTGAGTCTTTTTGCTCAACTGTGCCAGTTTTGTTATTAAAATATTCGTTTATAAATATCATTTTTTAAGCCCCACAGCGACTCCAACCCCTGCTAATAAACCACCAACACCGATGCCGAAACTTTGAGCGTCCCATACACCTCCATTGATTACAGAATAAACACTCAAACCGATTGCAACGGCAACGGAAAGTAAGGCAAGCCAGCGGTATAGGTCATGCGTTTCGTTATCAGATTCCGTTAGTAATTGCTTAACTATTCTCATTTTACCTTATCCTGTTTTCTGTCAATTAAATCGTAGATTCTAGCTAAAGCTAAATCAATCTTATCGAATCGAGCTTCTATATCTACTTTACGAACATAGTTTGTAGGTAGATCAATCTCGATAGATTTAATATCACCCTTTAATCGTTCAGTAGCCTCCCATAATTGTCTGGCAAACCAACCTGCACAAGCCATTGCAACAGAAAGCCCAAAATTAATCAGAGTCTGGCTATCCATAAAAAAACCATAAAGGAAATCCAACTAATGTCAAGACAATAACTAAAAGAATAACCGGAGTTGCATATGATACTTTGATTTTCTCTAGTCCTATATCTGCAATGCGATCGGCTTCTGTGTAAAAACGTTTAGCTTTTCTTACGGTTTTAATCATGATGCCCCCTTAATTAAAAAATAATAAGTCAGTACCGCTCCAGTAATGCCCACGTTCCAAAATGCTAAGTCCATATTAAACCACACTATCTGGTTATGTTGTCTGTACTCTCTATACATTGCAAATAATCCAATTACAGGTGCTATTGCTAGAGGAAAGTATAGCACGAGTAAAACGAATCCAAACCCAAGTCCAGCATGTAATGACTGATCTCTCAACTCTTTAATAAATTTTTCCATTGTTTCTCCGTATTTTGTAGTAAAATCTGCTCATTTCCTTTCACCATCTCATTTCTAAATGACTCTATTGCTGCGCCTGTTTCTCTATTTACTTTACTATTTTCTATTAATAGAACTGGTGTCCAGCAGAAAGCACAATCGCCATTAGAAACCGTCTCTCCAGTTTGCGGATTCTTCCCTTGTACATGAACCCAGAAACGACATTTAACTAACTCTCCATCTCTAATAGCGCCATCTTCTATACATTCTGAACCCATTAGCGGACATAGTATTTTAGCGTCTTTGGGCATATAACTCCGTCAATGTAAACCAAGTAACGATAACCTCTCTTTCTTCTTTTGCTGGTGTTGTATAATGCCTGTGAGTTCCGTATGGTGGAAATACAACAACTTTTCCAGCTTCTGTTTTTATAGCTCTATTCTGTTTTGGAAATACTAACTCCCCTTCGTTATTAGTAGTTAAATGTATAATAACTGAAGCATATCGAATAGATGATGTCCCGTTATTTGATAAATTATTTATATCTACTTCTCCATCAACATGGGCTTTGCAACTTTCTCCAATTCCATATTTGTGATATTCATATCCATTATCTCCAGATCCAAACAAAGGCTCAAATGATGATGCTATATCTGTCTGTATTTTTAGCATTAAGGTATGTAACCTGTTATCTAAGTTTTTCAACCCGCTTTCTTTAGATATTGGTATTGTTATACCTGTTCTATTACCACAAGAAGTAGTAGCACTTTTTAAATAGGGTTGAACTTCTTGTTTTATGTAGTCTATAAACTCCTTATCTATATAATTTGGAAATTCAAGAATCATCAGTCTTTACTAGCAATAATTGCATCATAATATTTTAAATCTTGAGTCAAAGTATGACTATGTGCGCCACCACCACCAGTTGACCCAGTTGGAGATGTTAGTCCTGTATTGCCCACAGCACCTTGCGCACCACCTTGTAGACCAGCAACAATATTATCTGCACCTTGTGTATGCGTATGAGCTGGCATATCAGCAGTTTGTAATGTATATGAGCCAGTAGCCGTTTGAGCGTTCCATGTACTAAAAGCTACTGAACCGCCACTAGGAGTAACCGAGCCTGTTACAAAACGTAGAATAGAGTCGTTAATTGCTGCGGTGGTATCTTTAGTCCATCCAGTAGGCGCAGCAGTTTGTTGAAATACAATTCTAGTGCCTGAAGCAAATGGAGGAGTTGGTGTAGCTGGAGTTGTGCTTGCCCATGTCGTTCCATTACTAGTTAATAAATTTCCTGAAGTGCTAGGAGCTACAAAAGTTGGAGAAGACGCTCCATTACCTAATATTACATTATTGGCAGTTAATGTTGATAACCCTGTTCCACCATCTGCTACTGTAATATCAGTAATTCCCGTAATCGTTCCACCGTTGATTGTTGCTGTAGTTATAGTAGCCGCAGAGAATGTAGCAGTTCCAGCTGCAATAGTAGCTGTGTCAATAGTAGCTGCCGGGATATAAGAAACTGCTGAGACTACATTTGTACTATCGGCATAAACCATTGCTGTCTTGCCGTTTGGTATAGTTATACCTGTGCCAGCAGTAGTTTTTACTCGAATACTTTGTCCACCAGTAGTGTTGTTCTCCACTATATAGGGCTTATCAATCGAGGGAACTATCAGATCTCTGGTGGCAGTTAAAGATCCTACTGAGGTAGCATTTAATATATAATGCCGTGCAACTTGAGTACCATTTGAATTAGTAAGAGATATAGTTAAATT